TTAAAAGAGGGGAGGTCTGGAGTTCCATATTTCTGAACTCCAAAAACCTCACTAACAGCAGAAGTAGCCATTAATTCTCCATCACAATACATTTTAATTGTGTCTGTTTTTGGATCACATGAAATATTAACTAGTACAAATGTTGACGATGCTTGCCCAAAACTCTTGCCATTGACTGTTGTTGAACAATCAACTTTCATCTTGTAGAAACTTTCAGTTTCATTGCAGTTAGCCTTATTGATCCAAGAACAAGAACTCGCATCTTTTGATTGTGTTGGTGCTATGAAGAAGCTTAAAGAGTTTTGAGGATTATTATTGGAATTATTGTTACTATACCCTAAACCTTCTTTGGTGATTCTCCTATCCCTAGTGAATCCAATTACAACTCCTTTGGTATAGGAATCTCCATCACTGATAGGTAGGAAATCTAGATCTCTAGGATTACCTAGTTCGTCTAAGGGGGGACTTGAACCCTCTTTTAGTCCAACATTCTCATTTGCCAATAGAACTTTTGTCAATGAAGATGCTGTAGCACTTAGCCACCCGGTGCCAGCATTTAATAGATTTGGAACATGAACCCAACATTCAAAACTAAATCCATCTGGATTATACATATATTCTCTATATTCTCTCGTATCTGGTAATCTAAGATATGATCCTAAACCAGAAGCCAATGTTGGGCTGCTCGATTTATTTTTTGTTATTCCTTCTAAGTAAGGAATAGATAATCCCGAGAAATAAACTGAGCTTGCAAAATTACTAACTAATTGCAAATTATTATATTTGTTATTAGTCACAGTATTCGTCATAAAAAATTCATTTGACGATGGTTGAACAACTTTAGGCTGCAATAAATTATAAATTGCAAACAATTTATCTGTTACAACGATATCTGTCAAAGATAGCATCGTACTAGAAGAAGGATCTATATTTTCATAAATGATAGATCCTATCCCTATTTCAGGCACAGTTAAATTGATATTTGGAGCCTCTGTGCGTTTTATAGGACTTGAAGTAAATCTAGCCTGTATGGGTAGTATAATCCCTTCCAAATCCCCTTGAGTAAACATCAACCTTCTTTGCTTATCAAATTCTATTGCAAAATCATAATCATTCAAGTAGGAAAAATCATTAATAGGGATTTGTCCGGGCTGGAATATTTTGGGGGATTCTACTTTGGACTCAAAAACATTGGGTGCTTTTACAGCAATCTCAATTTGTTTTTTACGCTTTCTAATTTTAAAATTATGATAAGATAATTCAGAAGCCAAGCTTAGTCTCATGTTTTTTGAAACTGAACTTTCCCCGTTTAAAGCAATTTCATCTGTTAATGCAGAAGATAAATCATAAACTTGTTTATCTCTTTGCTGTATTAAATTTTGTAAGAAATGATCTTGTTCATAGTAATTTAATAAAGTTCTACTTTCATCAATCTTATCTGGATCGAATAAAGTATCTTTATAATCTTGATATTGTTGGAAAGTTATTGCAGTTCCTTTGCCTCCTATGTTTGGATCAAAATTATATTTCCATCTATCCCCATCAGGGATCACATCTGGGTTTATACTTAATAAAATCGGATCTAGTCCACCTTTTTGCGAATCATAATACAAACCATCTTTTGTTAGTAAGAAATAACCCCTAGTGCTTATTGGTGGTCCAAACTCCAATCTAAATATATCTTCTTCTGCTTCTATTTCAGTTCCCGCCCCTGTTCCAATTTGGGGTCTTCTCCCACCTTGTATTAATTCATCTACAGGCACTCTTTCAAAAGTTGTACCATCTAAAAATTGATCAAATTCTGTTGAGTCTGAAAACTTAGGTTCTAATGTGGGATCTAAACTTCTTTCATATACTATCTCATTAGTTGTAGCTATGAAAGAATCACATTTATTCATGAAATCTATTGCATTTTGATATCTAACTTTATCCAATGCATATTTTTTTTCTTCTAATTCAACCACTTGTGCTGGCGACAACAACTGCTTTTGATTAGCTGAATTACCAGATTGGAACTTTTGCAATTGCTCAAACTTATCAAAACATTCCTCGATCAGTGCAAATTGATTAGATATACTTTGGAAATTTGCGTACAACTGTGCTCCAAATTGAGAGGCATACGCAAAAGCTTGTAAAGCTCCTGATAAATTTTTTAGAACTTGTAAAGTATCATTATCTAATTTATCTCTGGTTGAATCTGATCTAAACTTTAATCTACCAGTTTCAGTATCAAATTCTATGATGCCTGTATCAAGCATTATTTTTTTAACTATCTCTTTGGTAACTGAATCTGCAAGATCTCTAGCATCCTTAACTTGACCAGTAACATCTGCCAATATGCTAGTTGGTAAAATAGATAAAGCTTCTTTACCTAAATCAAGTAAACAGTTTGGAATTCCAAAACTAGCTCCGAGTGCTTCAAATGCACCTCCACCTTGGTTCTGTACTCTTAAAAATGTTTCTAAATCAAATGAAGCCATTAGTACGCATACACTCCTTCGTAATCACTTTCAGTAGTTCCTATCTGAGGTGAAATTGGTGAGGCTCTATTAGAATTTAAATGAATCTGAGAGCCATCTAAATTTACATTGCTAGATGCTTTTAGTTCTATCCCTGCTCCAGCATTAACACTAAAACTTCCTCCACAATTCAAGTTAATGTTTTGATCTGCATTTATATCTAGATCTCCATTGGTAGTTATCTCAATTTTACCTGATGAAGATATCCTAACTACTGAATTATTTGAGGTAGTTTTTATTTGGACTATTTGTTCGTCAGCATTTGAATTAGTGCATTCTATATGAATTTTTCCTATTTGCTCTGACCTAGCAAATAAATTAATATCTTTATTATACGATTCTAGATTGATATTACCATATCTATTGCTGTTTGGCTCCTTGTACGCACCAGAAGACCTGTTACACAATTTGATCTCTCTACCATCATTGACGACTACCAAATAGTCTCCATGACGAACAAAGTGTTCTTGGTTGGTGTGGGCTACGCTTTTTATTTCTCTTCCAGCGTCAACAACATTTGATTCAGAAGTAATAGTTATCCCATCTCCATGATCATTTTTCATAAAGATAGATGCTATTAGTGGGCTATCTATGAATCCAAGTAGTTTACCCGTAAACGAGGTTAGTGCTATTTTTAAATTAAAATACTCTGGATTATATTCATCAGATAAGACTATTTTATTTCCTTTAGAATCTTTCCAAAATGTTCGCTGAGGGATTCCCCTAGCTTTATACAATTGGGAATCTAAATTCTCTACAGGATCCTCTAACTCTTTTTTTAATTCATCATTCTCTGAACTTAAATTTTTAGGGGGTTCTAAGAAAGATCCCAAGTAGTAAAAGAACTCGTCATCATTAGGTCTTACCACTACAATCTTTTGTCCGGGGCTAGGTATTGCTACGAATCCCCCATGCCCTGCACCCAAAAAAGGTGATACATAAATAATTTCTTTTTCTTCATTACCTAAAGAATTAATATGTGCAAAAAATCTAATACCATCAGAAATCTGCTCTGTTCGTGTTACTTCAGCTATTGAAATCATGCGGATTCTTCCTTTTGGTTCTTATTATTTTCTTTTAATAGGGCCTTTTGATTCCTAACCAATGTAAATTCTGATTTTATTTCTCCAGAATCCATTATATGTTTTGCTCCAATTACATTATAAATACCGCTAATAAAAGTAAAGAATGGATCGTTTTCATATGAAGGATTGCTATTTAATAGTTTACCACTCTGAGCAAATAGTAGTACAGGAGAGTGAATATGCCCTATGTTACTTATATGAAAAAATGGTAAAGTTTCTAAAACCAAGATAAGTGATTTTCTGTATAATTGATTTGCCATATCTGACATTATTATAGCTGGATTTTTTGGGCTAAAAGCATCAACTATAATAGTTTGTCTGTTTTTTGATATCATTCCACCTTCTGCTAAAGCCAAACAATTTTTAGCAATTGTTATAGGATCTCCTTTTAGTTCGTCAGGAATACCATTAGCAGTTAAAATCTCAGATACTTCTTTTATTAATATTTCTTTATTTATAATTTCAGAAGATTTCAATCTGTTTTGAATATAACCAATAATAGCTTCTTCAGATAAAAAAGTATTTAAAGTATACTCATCACTGTAAATTCCTGCTAACTTAGTTGTAGCTGTTTTAAATAATTCTTTTTGAAATCCAGTTTTTAATTCAACTAAGTAAGAAGGATTCAAATCAATTTTTAAATTTAAAACATTTGCATTTTGTGTATTGTATTTAAATACTTGATATCTATTTAACTTCTTACCCTGCTTAGAAATATCTTTTGTATCTGTATAAGCAAAAATATCTGGGGGTTCTGAGTTTGGACCATAAGGAGGATTTTCATCATCTGGATACATTACTTCATAAATTTTATTATGGTAATCGGCTGTAAAAAATACTTTATCTTTAGGGTGGAATACTTGAATAGGTGATTTTACATACTCAGAATCATTTTGCCCTTTTAGAATTATATCTATCGTAACTCCAGTTAAATCACTTTTATCTGATGGAATAACTTCACCAGAATAAAGATATTTTTGAATCATGTTAGGGTCACCAACAACAACTACGGATTCATTAAAAGTTGATGGGAATCTAAACGCGGGATCCTGTTTATCAAAATATTCTTTAAAAACTTTTAATATTTTTGAATTGGTTTCTTGATATAATGCTAATTGATTTATTTTATATGAATTATTATTTCTATTTATTTCATCTATTAATTTAGTTAAAAGCTCGTAGTGATCTACAGTATTATTATTTTGAACTACTGTATCTAATGTTGTATAAAAGTTATTATCTTTAAAAAAAGATTTTAGTCTGGAATCTCTATCTTTGTGTTTTTCTGGATCGGTCAACCAAGAAATTTCTTTTGCATCCAAAGTTTGATCTTTTGTAAAATCCTGTTTTAATGGATCATTTGTTCCAGCATAAATAACTTGACTCATTTGGGATAAATAAGATAAGGCATCACTCAATGCCTGTCTAAAGCGCAAAGCTATTCTTAATTTAATATCATTTACATTTTTAAATTTTTCATTAGAAGAATTTTTTGAAGCCTCTAAAGCTTCAACAAAACCTTCAGAACTTGCTAATAAATAGTTTAAATTAGGTAATAAAACAATTACATTATCATTACCAGTCACTTTAGCAACATAATTTGCAATACAATCAGTTACCAAGGCATGAAAATCAACCATCTTAACAAAGTTAGATACTGAGGAAAGTTTATCTCCTTGTTTATCGCCTAACTTAGATCCTATTGAAGATTTTATTTCAGCTATAGAATTCGATTGTTTTGTTGCCAATAAGTAAGGATCATAAAATGATTCGCTTTTACCTTCAATAAATTCATTAAACTTTATTGGTTTAGATGCTCCTGTAATTTGGCGTTTCATGCCTTGCATATCGACTGCATTTTTTGTATTTTTAAATTTTTTGATAGTTTCTTGACCAAATCCAGCAGGGCTTGCGGCAAATGTACAACTAATTTTTTTAAATTCAGAAGTCTCTATATCTGCTTTTAACAAAATACAAGAAAACGGTCCAGCCCAATATCTCGGATTTGTTCCTACACCATAAGCAATGTAATAATTTCTTGTAGTATTTTGACTAACATATTGTTTTATAGAATCTAAGTACAACTCTCTTCGTACTTTACTTTCTAGTTTTTGAGAATCACTAATACTTATTGGAGTTCCACTACTGTCTATGAGAGAAAAGGGTACATTTTCTGGGTATGATGTAGTGCCAATCATTCTTCTTTCAAATTCGTTGCTAGGATCAATAAGATCAATCTGAATTTGATATCCTCCATTACCCCCAGCACCAAAAGTGTGTTCTAATTTTAAAAAATTTGGATTAGCATAATTTTCAAATAGCAAAAAATCGTCTTTGTCTCCAGAATACTCTTTTATTTTTTGTATAATATCAGTAGTAGCTAGTGAGTTAGGATCCAAAAAGATTTTATCAATTGCATCTTTATTGAATCCTATAAAAAGAAATGGCGTTGGTATAAAAGTTTTCATTTTATTTTTGGTAATATAATTCTTTTCATCTCACTTAATTCTTCAAATGGATCCTTAATATTATTAACAAACAATATTAACCACCAATTTGATGGATTGCCATAATAATCATTAGCTATTAAATCTGGTCTTTGTTTAAGTCCTGCTGGTAAAAATGCTACTTCATATTTATAAGCAGTTTTAATATTTTGAATAATAGTATCAAACTTATTAGAGTGTAATATTGTAGTTACTGCTTTTCCTCTGTGCCTATAAGTTTTTTTATCTAAACTATAAGGTCCATTTGAATTTTGAAAATTACTCATTTTAATTTACCTGAGTCTAAACTATGGTTGTCATCAAAAATGACTGCTTCAAAACCTGCTAAATTATCTCGTTTTATTGGTGTATATTTTTCAAACGATCCAAAATCACCAGTTCTAAACTCTTCTAAATTTAATTTAAAATCAATGTAGTGAGGCATTAAAGTATCTAAATCATAAATATGATCTTGATGTGAAACTGCATAATCTTGAACTATGCAAGGAATATCTTGATATAAAACTCCATGACTAAACCGCACTATTGGGGGACCCAAGATTGGATTTCTAGAATTAGTGATAACAGAACTTCTAACTACATTAGTCCAATATAAAACTATCTCTACTGTTTTTTTATCAATATCATTTATTGGTCTATCAAATTCAGAATTAATTAAATCTATGGCATCTTTTGAATTATAAGAATCTTGAGATACTAAATTACTCAAAACATTTTGGATGGATCCTGTATCCGTTCCTTTTATATATTCTCGATATTCTCCAGCAAATTTTTCTGCTTGCCCGGGAGTACTTGTAGAATTTTGAGTATTACCAAAATAAGATTCAGGATTAGTAATTAATTTTTTCTTTGTAGGTCTTTTCATTAAATCTAAATTTACATAGTTTGGATATTCGGCCATTATATGTGGAATACTTAAAGAAAATTCTAAACTAAATTTTCTAGAATCGGCTCCTGTATATCCATAAATATCACTATGTCTGGATAATGGTTTATATGTCACATACCTTGCTTTTTTTGTTTCACTAACAATAATATTTTCAAAAAATGGTAATTCTACTGTAGTAAATTTACTTTCTGATTCATCTGGATTTGGAAAGTAAAAAACTAATTTTGATCTTTCTGGTAATTGACGATCAATCCTGTACATCACCCACCTCCATCACCAACGCCGGAAAGTTTAGGTTTTGCATTGTTAGCCATTTGTCGGCTAATATCATTACCTTCTCCAACCATATTATTTTGTGTTTGAATACCTTTATCAACACTGTTCATATTTTTATTTAATTGTTGTAATTCATTAACTATCATTGTTTGTTCATTTAATCCTAACAATTCAGAAAATGCACTTTCTAATTCTTTATTTAAATCAGTAAAATAATCTGGTAAAGTACTAGGGGGTGGTTTAGTATTTCCAGCGATTTCCCCTAACAATGAATTAGCCTCTTTTGTTTTATCTTCTTGAAGTTGTAGAGCTTCTTTTGCTGATGCTAAGTTTTGACTTGCAGAATCTTTAATTCCTGTAGAAACATCATCTAAAAACTTAGGGACTGCATTACCAAATTCTTTTAAAGCATCTGGAACCATCCAGTCAGGTAAAGCTTCCATAATGGCATTCCCTAGATTAGCCATGAGTTTAGGGACAAACATTACTGCATCAAACAATACTCCAAGAATTCTAAAAAAGACTGATTGTATTGAATCAATAATAGCGTCTACATTAAAAGAACCTAAAGCTTTTATAAAGACTGCTATTGAAGAAAATACCCCGGCAAAATTTTCTTTTAAAGAATTAAAGCTTACAATTATACCATCCAAAGTGGGTTTTAATTCTTCTTCAAAAAGTTTATACACTCCATAAATTACTCCTGCAATTAAAATAAATGGAGCTAAAGGAGTTAATATAGCTATTGCTAAAGAACCAAAAGCTAATAGTAAACTAAATGTTGCTCCCATCAATGTTATAAACAATGGAGCTAACCCAACTATGATTGCAGGTGCTAATGCAACCAAAATATTTTTTATACCTATAAAATCATCTACAAATTTAAATATATTAGTAACAAAACTAAAAACAGCAGTAGTCAATTCTACGAAAATATTTATTATTGGAGATACGAAGTCTGCTACTTGCGTCAACACATTGCTAAAAAATTCTACCGCTGGAACCACAGATTCTATTATTATAGGAATAAATTTAAAGAAAACTTCTTTCAAAGGATCAAAGACTCTACCTAACAAATTATCTATAGTTTGTCTTGGATCAACAGCTTTTGCCATCTCAGCTTCTATTCTTTTTCTTTCTTCTGGATTTGTTGCTTCTGCTAATTTTTTTTGTAATTCCGATTGTTGTCTAGCATTTTCCGCAGCCATCGCCAAAGTGTTATTAAATTTTTGAGCAGCTACTATGGAATCTCTTCCTAATGCTTGCTGCACCGCACCTCCAGCAGCAACAAAAGGACCTTTAAGAGTATCAATAACTCCCATTGCTCTTTGGTTTGCTTCTTTTAATATTGATTGTATTTCTGTAGGATCAGTTGCTTGAATTAATCTTTGTTGTAAATCAGCTAAACCTAGAGAAGCTACTTGAGTTTGTTTTGTTTGATCTGTAGAAGTTAATAAATTAGCGAAGGAGGTCATTGCTTTTACAGCTTCTGTTCCACCTCCGCTTTGTGCTGCTAGTCCTTGAACAGCCATAGTTATTGCTTCCGAATCGGAACCAGAAATTAAAGATAGATTTTCATTTGATTGCTGAAGTTGTTGAACGGCTGCAACCATTTGCTCTGAGGAAACCCTGTAAGTTGTTGATAGTCTTACACTTTCCTCTGCCAAGCGATTCATTGAATCTGTACCCAATCCTGTCGCTAAAGCATTATTTTTTAATGTGCTTATCGTTGCTCTGAAGTCTTGACCAGCAGCATTCTGTATACTAGCTAAATTAGCTAATTGTTTATTATTACCAAAAACTCCTTCATTATTTAATGCTAAAGCTATCGTAAATTTATTAGCTATTGAATCATTTAATTGTGCAACAGAGGCATTCTGTTCTGACATCACTCCCGCAAAAGAGTCTCCGAATTTTGAGGATTGCCTAGTATAATCGTTAAATTCATTTAGCAAAGCATTGAAAGTTGTTGCCATCATCCCAACTAAACCGCCAATACCTTGCGCTAATGTTGCTTGGGAATTAACTATTCTTTCAGAGCTTGTAGTACCCGCAGCAGTAGCAGCCCTCATTGTACTGGTCATAGTACCTAAACCAGTAGTGGTTGCCCCTAAAGCATTACTTAATTGTGAGATTATTAGTGGTACTGCCATATCACTCCCTCATTTCAGAGTCATTACTATACAATCTTCTTAAGATTCCTTGCATTTTTGAGAATATGTAAGTTCTATACTGATCTTCGCCTAAACTAGCCCTATTTTTATATAGGTCTTTAAGTGTTTCTTTAGTAAATTCAGTTGTTGGAGATACATTAACACAAGTTAAAAGTAAATTTCCTGTTTCTGGACATTTTGATACTGGTCGAACAACCAAAACCATTCTATTTTTATTAAGATATTTAAAAGTTAATACATCCCCTACATTAATCATGCTGGGACTTTTAGCAATTGGATCTAATGATAAACCTGTGTCAGATTCTATTTTTTGTAGAGTTTTTTTAGAAAAATTTACCATTTTAGACTTTATTAATATTATTAGGTTATATAATAATGGATATTAGTAATACAAATATAGATATTGTAGATTTTATAGATTTAATTAATGATACACTAAGTTCAGAATTTATTGAAAGATGGAGACATAAATATTCTGAGAAGTTTATAAAACATTTTCAATTAAAAGTTTTAGAATCATTAAATAAACAAAAACCACTAAAACTTAATATGTTATATACTTATTTAACTAAAAAATGTAAATATTCTCCTGATCAAGTAATTAACTTTTTTGAATCTATAGAAATCGAAATATACTCCCCTTTTATTTATGGAAGAATGAATTCACTTAGGAAGTCTTAATCTTCTTTAAATTTTCCTCTATCACCAAGGGGTCATTAAATTCTGGGCAAAGGCTCTTATAAGGACACCAATTACAGAATTCATTTCTTGTGGCGACGAGACTTTCTTTTTTTGCTTTTCGTATTCTCCAGACTTCATCAATGATAGATTTAACATACGAATTTATTTGATTTGAAGTATAAGATACATTAACTAAATTATCTGTTAAAGGATAATAATGTGCAACAGTTATGTTTTTTATAGGCACATTAAACATTTTATGCACTGCATAAGTGTATCCTTTTAACTGGGTATCCTGATATAATTCTATCTTGGACTTTTCTTTTTTCGAAGTTTTATAATCAATAATTAAATATGTATTATTTTTACCTTTTATTATTCTGTCGATTATGCCGTTTAACTTAATATCCTTACCTAGTTCAACTTCAAAAGATAGTTCTGTTGCTACCGTTTCTCCCAACTTCTTATTAAATTCAAGAAAATTTTTGATGCAAATCAAATCTTTTCCTGTATAATCAGTTGATACTTTATACTCTCCTCGTAATTCTTCAGAAAGTTTTACCAACTCTTTTTCTGATTGTATATTAACACCATCCTCAAAAATCTTGTGGATGTATGACCCAAAATGTAAAGCATCGGTATTTGCCTCGTCAGGCTCAGGTAAATAATCTACATACTTATACCGATATTTCAACTTGCATTGCTTAAAAGTCTTGTACTTAGACTCTGATATTTTATCTATGTGCATAATTGCTCCTGATTTTATTAGAGCTTACTTAATTGATAAGTTCACTGATACTGGGAGAATTTCTCCTACTGGTCGTGAATTTATTATGCAATCCGTCTTCCTAGAAAATGATTGGAAGAGGCATATGAGTGTAAATCTTGAGACAGGATTATGGCAAGATTTCAAGACTGGTGAGAAAGGCAACTTTGTACGCCTGTACTCTTTTGTTGAAGGTTTATCTTATCAGCAAGCGTATATCCGGCTATTGATTAATAATCTAGACGCAACCCAAATTAATGAAAATGTATCTCTAAGTGCAACAAAAGAGGTAAAAAATGAGGATCTTGGAACTCTAACAGAAGTGACTGAAGATGGCGGTCTTGCTTGGGATTACATCGTCAGTCGTTGTTTATTTGACATATCGGGAAACAAAAAGAAGTTTTACTTGTCTAGCAATCCTAGATTCTCAAATAGAATAATTATTCCCTTTGAGCAGGAAGGGATATTATTCTATTTTCAAGCGCGGTCCCTTACCGATCAGAAACCTAAGTACCTAAACCCAACCTATTATAATAATCTTAAAGTTTCTGATGTACTGTATCCTTTTGATGAGGATGCTGAATATGTTGTAGTTTGCGAAGGCCCGGTTGACGCGATATCACTTCAACTACAAGGAGTGAATGCAACTTCGACTCAAGGTTGTAAGATCAGTCAACAACAAATTGAAGCCTTGAAGTCCTTCAAGGGTCGCATTATCTTAGCTTATGATAATGATACAGCAGGGCAACACGGGAGGGTGGCGTTCGATGTGAAGCGTAAACAAATGATGATGAAGGAACCTTACTACTGTCCTCCTCCAGAAAAGTTCAAGGATTGGAATGAGGCCCATACCAACTATGTTGATTTGGATGGTTGGATTAAGAAAAACACCCTACCTCTCGGATGGTCATTTTACATTCAAGATATGATGAAGTACATGGGCTGACTAACGATGGTTTGATTCAACAAGTTATACTTACAGGTAAGACAATAAGTTCCAGTTAATCCTGCAAAATTAGCAACACTAGGGTGAGTAGATAGAGTTGCAGTATTAAAATTAAATACCATAGTATTGTCTGAAGTTATATCAACTAAAGCAGATGTTTGAGCAAAGCTAGAAACTTCTACTCTAGATGGAAGTGCCATAGTATCTTCGTTTATCTTTTCTATTTTAAACATCGCTGAAACTATAGCAGAATCTCTAAACACATTTTTAGTAGCTTCATCTATATCACGATTTTCAATGTAGACATCTGTGGAAACTTTCAAATCAATCTTCGAATCTAATTTTATATGTTTATTAATTAGTTTATTTGAAGCAGTTAATAATAGCGGCTGAGTTACAGCAAATATAGTATCCCTATACAGATGGAAGTTATTTACTATACATTGATAATCTGAGTTGCTAAAAAACTTCACAGTCCAAATATCAATATAATCTGCTACAGAGCTTGCAGAGTTTTCTACAACTAAAGATGATCCAAAGAAATTGTATCTACCTGAGGTATCTGGGGCTAGAACAACCACATACTCTCCAGTACCAACACGGTAGATTCCACT